TCCCATCGCCTCGGTCTTGGCCTTAAGGTTTTCGAAATTATTGGCTGCCAGGGCCGAGACACCGATCAGGGCCTCCTGCCTGCCGAAGAGCTCCGCCATCTTTTCCGCGGATCCGCCGGTTTCTTCCTTTATCATCTGGAGGGTGCCGGCAAGCCCCAGATTCTGGATGGCGGCCTGGGCACTCTCGTATCCGTGCCTTTTGAAAAGATCCGACAACTCCTCGGTGGGCTTCATCAGGGCCACCATGATGGCCCGGTACTGCGTGGCCGCCTCGGAGGTGCTGCCCGCGGTCTGCGTGATCAGGGCCAGGGATCCGGCCATCTCCTGCTGTTTCACATTCAGGTCGTGGGATATCTTGGACACCCCGCCGATCACAGGGATCAGTTCCTGGAACGTGGTCTGGCCCTCTTTCTCTATGGCGAACAGAAGATCGGAGGCCTCGGTCACGCTTTTTATCTCACCCTCGTATCCGGCCATCATCTTGGTCAGGCCCTTGATGACTTCCGACTGCTCCACATGCGCGGCCTTTGCTGCCATTGCAGACACTTTCAATGTCTCCATCGCTGCCACGGGCTCCGTCACACCTGCGGAGATCACCTGGTAGTATCCCTGCACCAGGGATGTGGCGCTGCCCAATTCCGGCGGAAGGGCCATGATCCTGGCCTTGATGGACTCCAGGCTCTCGCCCGTGACCTTGCTCATATCCACCAGTGCGGTCTCGAACCCTGAAAACTGCGATACGAGTCCCTTCAGCGTGCCGACGGCCCCCAGAAATCCCCCGGCTGCAAGGGCCGCTGCCCCGAGCTTTACGATGACGCCCCCGATGCTCTTTACGAGCCCGCCGAAGCCGTCCGCCAGGCCCTTGATCGAGCCGCCCAGCTTGCCCGTGAAGGAAGACGACTTCTCGGACATCTTCCTGAAACGGTCCTCCGCATTGGATGCGAATTTATTCACCGTGACAGTGCCCTTGTCGTCTACCTCTAAAACCAGTTGAAGCGCCATTCTATCTTTCCTGCCGTTTATGCATGGGGAATAATGACATAATCAAAGGCCCCGGTATGCGAGCCGCTGTTGTATATCGTCACCGTGTTCGCGGCTTTGCTGAACCAAACCTCGCCCAGATTGCCGCCGGGGTCCTCCGTGGGATTGATGATCACCTGGTAGTTGGTATGCCCGTAATTGTGGGTGATCGTGCGCCCGGTCGTGCTGTTGAACGTGGAGGAGGAAGGCTTCAGGTCATCCTCCTGGGTGAGCTTGTTCATGTTCGTTGGATTCAACGCTGTATTGTTTATCCACGTAAGATGCGCCATTTATTTATTCCCCTCGGCCTTTCTTTTTGTGTCCTCGACCTCCCGGACGGTGTCCTCGATGATCATCAGCTTCTCCATCAGGTCCTCCGCCTCGGCCTGGGTAAAGGTCCTGTCCATCATCCGGAACACCAGGTCCGCTCCCAGGGCCTTCACCTTTCTGTAAAGATCCACGGCCTCCTGGTTCTCCGGCAGCAGGTCAACGGCATCCGTGGGGCAGGAACCCTTTTCCTCGCACGGAGGATCGCGGCCGTCATCCTCGTAGCGGCCCCGGCATGCCTCACAGGTGTCCCCGTAAGTGAGCTGCCAGATTATGTAGTCTTGGAGTTTTTTCCCGGGGTCTCCTCGCCTTTCGAGATATTCGCTCCGGAAAGATCCAGGAGATCGCCGATCACGTCATCCGGAAGATACATCGCCGCATCGATGGAAAACGGGATATCCTTTCCGCTGTCCTGGACATTTTCCCAGCCCAGTGTGATATATTCGAGCACGTCCCGGACCACGGCGCCCCAGTCGGTTTTCCCTTTCTTGGTGTGGATCTTGACGATATAGCTTCTTTTCGCCGCAGGTATCCGGCGGTAATAGATCACGGACCCGTCGTTTTCATATCGCAGGCGCTCGTCCTGCTTCACGATCTGAATGGGCATAAGGCCTCCTTTTAGTCTGTTATGAAGCTATTAAAAGATTCTTGCTGCTCCCTATTTGAAACTGCACTGCGATCTCCTTGTCCGCACCGGATGGAAACCCCGCAGGCACTTCTTCAGGGATCTCGGCCGTAAATGTGTGCGTCACTGCGATAAGGCCGGGGCTGTCAATGGGTGCGCCCACCATGTCGAACCTAAGTGTGGGCAGCCAGATCCAGAGCGTGTAATCATATCCGGAGGAGAATATCTCCGGGCCGGTGAATTGCAGCATGGCCATCATGGGATTCTGGGCATCCAGGTCATCCAGGAAGGTATCGTTTTCGTATCTCGAGAATGTGAAGGACCCCGTCACCAGGCGCTTCTTATCCCGTCTGGGTTCCGCTATATAAAGGCCGGACCGGCTGTCCTGCTTTATCTCCAGATGGTTTTCGATCTTGATCTCAAAATCCCTGATCCCCAGCTCATCCCCGCTCGAAAGGGGTGTGGATACAGAATAATCGCCGATCCGGAATATCATGTCCTGGAAAAACACCTGATGCCAATCAGGAAACGGCGCGGTCCATCCTGCAGAAGAGGTGTTCACAGCGGACGCCCGGTCCAGGTCATACGGCACCAGGTCCGCATCCACCCATACGCCTTGGGCATTGCCCCGGAAGGTGAGGCTTTGCACCATCACGGAGATAAATTCCCAGATGGATACGGTCTTTTCGATGCACAGGGTGCCCCTTCGCACCTTATAATCCCCTGCCAGCCATCCGTCGCCCGCCAGGATGGCATCGCCTGCGGTGATCTTTTCCGTGTGCAGGTTGTCCGCAGGCTCGATCAGGTGCTTGTATACGCCGCTATCCACCGTCTCCGGAGGATTTGCCCATCCCAGGCCGCAAAGGATAAACTGTTCTAACCCCCAATACGGCATACGGAATGTTACCGGCCCGGAGACCAGCCTGGATATCATTTCGCTCGCACCGTGGCCGCCGCCGTACTGCGCCTGGTTGTCCATATCCTTGGCGATCTCCCTCTGCAGGTCCTCATCCGGCAGCATAGGCATCAAATGATTGATTGAACACAGCACCGGCGTGCCGTATGCTGACTGCCTGCCCTCCCTCCGAAAGGCCGCTTTTGCTGCAAAACCCTGTCCGAGACCCATAGAATCCCCTTAATCGTTTTAGGATTTAAGCCAGGGGCGAAGCGCTCCGGCCGTTCGTCACGTCGATTTCAAGCTCATCGGTCAGCGTGAAGGTCGCCGAATCCGAATCCGGGTCCCTGGAGCATCTGCATTCGAGCTTCTGGCCGATCAGGCCCGGGCCTTCCAACGGGGCATCCGCATTGGTGATGATCAGCTTGGGAAGATGTATGTCGAAGACATAGTTGCCTGAGGTGAACTTCAGATAGGCGTGAAGGGGAGTGGAGTCGTCGAACCAGTCCTGGTATTCGTCGCTCTCATAGCGCGGCACCCAGAGGTTCAGCCTCACATCGCGCTTGCCGTCCCTCACGGGCTCCAGGATGGTGAGGCTGCGGTTGTCGAAATCATCCATCTTGAGCTTGTTGTCGAGCATTAGCTCGAACTGGCTGATCCCTTTGGCCGTCTCACCGGTGAGTGCATCACCCTGGGCCGCGATCTTGAATTCCATGTCCGAGAAGAATATCCGCGGGGCATCGTCCTCCGTGTCCAGGGCATTCAGCACGGCAGGGGTGTTGGTGGCGGACGCCCTGTCCAGGTCCTTCGCGCATACCCCGAATTCCGCCGCCAGCGCCTTGTTGGCCTGGCCGCTGATCTTCAGCGTGTTCACCTTGCACCCGCAGTATTCCCACACATCCACATTTTTCAATATGGCGCAGATAAAGGAATAAGTCATGGCCTCCGCCAGGCTGTAAGTGTTGTCATAAAGAGCGCCGTTTACAGAAGGCGTGCCGGCCGCCCCCAGGGCGATGGCGATCAGAAGATCCAGATCCTCGTATGTCAACTGGAAAGGCAGCGAGGCCCTGAATATCTTGTTCTTATACGCGGGGGCATTGGCGCCTGCCTCGCCCCGCAGGGCCTCGTCCGGGATCTCCTCCAGATTCTTGCTCCAGTCCTCCTTGACGAAGGGCAGGGCTTCCGTGACCGCGATGGCCGTTCCCCAGGCGGCTTCCTTTACCACACCGGTGATGCCGTTAAAACCTTGTCCAATGCCCATGATTTCTCTCCTTTTTCGGGTTTGTATCTTCTTTCATCAATCAGATATCTTGATCAGCTCCGGGCCTCCTTCACCTGCACACCCAGGCCCAGCTCGCAGTAATGGCAAAGTACCCCGGAGAACATCCGCACCTCCGCGATCTGCACCTGCACCCCGGAGAGCCCGGCGAACGATCCGAACTCCGGGGCGATGGTCTCGCAGGTATTATTCAGCGTATTGTTCGTGCGGAACGCCCCGCATATATTCTCGATGGTGTCCTGGAATACCAGTTCCGTGGCCTGGCTATCCTTCAGGCCGTAAACGCCGCGGATCAGCCATTCATATACGCGCAGGTATTTAATGTTCGTGAGCCAGCGCTCCGGCGTCTTCGTGCGGGTGATGAGCCAGCCGTTTATCTTTTCCGCGCCCTCTGAATCCGTGTGCTTGAAAAGCGCGAGCATCTTCTTCCAGTCCGCTGCCCACCGGTCGTAATCATGCACCCTGCCGACGCCTTCAGCAGCGGAGAGTATGGCCTTGATCTGCTCCCTGATATCCGCGAGGGCCATTACTGCAGCATCCTTTCGATCTCAGCGGGAATCTGTTCGAGGATGTTCCGAACTGCGGGCTCGGCCTCGGCAAATCCCTTCTCGAACATATGGGCCCCTTTGGTCCCTTTGGCAGCGATCTTCCGGGCGATCAGAAAGGCCACTGCTTTGGCCTCGTCCGCGCTCACGCCCAGCTTGTGTACGGCCCAGTATTCGATTGGCCCGGGAGGGGGCCAGTGCGGCTTGGTGCCGTATTCCACGGGCTCCCCGTAGACCGCAGGCGTGCCCACTGTGCCTCTAACAGTACCGCCGGAGGATGCGCCGTAGGAGATCACCCTCTGGAAGACCGTATCCCTCAAATGAATAGGCCCTGCGC